AACGGTAGTGGCACTCACTGGCAGCCCGCACTAGTTCTAGCATGAACTAGTGCACCATGAGGTAATCACCTAACTTCTCAACAGGGGTTCACAACTAAATAATGATAATAACAATAACAACAAAAACAAAAGAGTTGTCAAAACAAAATATTTTTGGTCCCGCACAAACATGCTCCGGTATCCCACTGGATACAGTGGGAAACGCGCCGGTGTTGCAGCACCTATGACCGAAGTTTATCTCTCATGGGTGTGCGGCTTTTATATTATGGGTTAATGATATAAAATAAATAGTCCCTGTACTGCTAGTTAAGCGCTTGCGGAAGGGGTAGGGTCGGAAGGTGGTGGAATGGAATAAACAATACCGTTTTCACGCCTCCACCACGAACCATCAGCACCCTGGAAATCGACAGGAGTTGACAGTAACATTGGGGAAGATGTGACAGCGGTGAAGTCACGAAATTCGACACCAAGTGTAACACGAAAGTAACCAAGCGTTGTATTGGCTGGGCCATAGATCGTCCACATAAACGCTGCTGGCACTGCCCGATCCATCTGTTCTGCCGTAAACAGGGTTGATGACTCGGTTGAGTACCATTTGCGCCGAACCAATTCGGAAGATGGGATGCTCATATCAAGAGGCTGGTACAACGGTGTGTTGCTACTCACCTTCAATGAATTGACCAAATCTGGCCAATCATTCACGGTGTTATACACGCCGTTGTACAACTTGAGCATCATCTCCGGGTTGCTAACACAGGCAGCATATACATAACCACCAGAGGTTGCACCCACCGTTGGAACCCAACGGATATGCACCTTGGTCACTTTGAAGAATTGGTAAGATTCAGCAAAGTTGATGATGTATGAGACTGTCTGGGCAGGCGATAAAAGACCAAATCCATACAAGTTGCCAGATCCCGCCCCAGTGGTTTGCACTGGTGTTTTAAACGAGACATCGACAACCGCGCCACCTTTGGTAGCACGCGCTTGGAACTTTGTCTTAGTCACTTGTGGCCGGGCCCCCACAAGCAATTGGGTGGCACGGCCTTTGTTGGTTCTTTTGTTTGGCATAAAGGAAATATTGTGTGAAGGGAGAAAGGTCTGCAAGTCTTTCAATGGGCGCCGGTTGCAACCAACACACGTCGGGTATGCTCTCTTCAAGTGCAATCTGGTCATGTGGCAATATACCATATGCGAGGTAGAACGAATACCTGGCTTCCCAAGTAATCTCCCCACCAATCACACCTTTGGCTGCATACCCCATGCCACTATCATACACATGATCAGTAGCATAATCCTTCGAGTGTGGCACCCAAAGTTTCTTGTACCAAGCTTCCCACACTGGCACACCACGTGTCAATTCTATACCACACGTGGCTATCGCGTTTCGCCATGCCAGGAACTCAGCTTTGTTATTCCAGCTGAGCAAACTCACACAGTCTTTGCTCATAGCTGTGTAGGGATTGCGCACCATACGCCAACCGGTACTGGTGAAGACTGGTTGCGATTGACAAAATTCGATACGTTCGAATATATCAACCGTCGGTTCGCGAGTTAACTTAAACCCGTGATCCTGAAACCAGCGATCAATACCGGCTAACAAGTGTTCGTCTTTACGCTCAAGTATTACAACACAATCATCTCCATTGTTGTGCAACCGAGCGTTTATGCCGACCACTTCAAGATACCCAATCACCACACATGCCATGATGATGCAATTCCCAAGGCTTGTGTTAATGTCACCTGACATGCGCGCCCCCTTACAGGAGTATCGCAAGTGCCCATCCTTAGCTCTACCAAAACCTGTGCATTGTAGCTGCCACTTCAATAGCTGTCGCAATTCTTCACTCTGAAATTTGTTATTATAGAACCTATGCTCGAACTCTAAAGCCTCAACGCTCACGTGTTGGTCGAAACGTGAAGCATCGAGTCCGATAGCAACTGGGTCATAAAACAAAGCCCAAGAGTCATGGATGGCGGTGGCTGTCTGTGTGGCATTCATACCTTTACAAATCACAGGATATCCAAATGTTTTGGTGAACCCATCAAAGACCGCGTGCTCAAATACTTTGAGGTAGCGGCCAACCTCGACATTATATCGAGGGTCCCTAGGTTGTATGACGCGAGGCGCAGGGTCCGGCTTAGCTGAAAAGTTGATCTTCTCGGCTTTGACGAAGGTGTTTACATGTGAGTCCCGTTCCGTGATTGGCTCCTCCGCAAGAGATTTCACGGCCCGTTCATATACAATACGTTTGCGACCCGAGTATAGTGCTGGATAATTACAGCGTTCTACTGGGGTGGTCGTGCGCGTATTCCTTATGATGCGGTTTTGTAACGGATGTAACCACCTATAAATACCCGGGATGGGTTTAATGACTTCCGATAATGAGCCATCTGGTTGAGGAGTGTATAAGACACGCTCCACAACCCCCCTCGCAAGATTTTTGATGGAATCATTGTGCACACCGTACATGGTTCCAACTCCAAAACCATTTAAAATGCGTACAATGCGTGTGGGAGCTCCCTTATCGTGGTATTTCTTGATGGCCACTCCCTTGACACTCATTCTATCGATCCAAGTGTCAACACCATCTACCACGACAGGGCAGCCCTAGGCCGCCACACCAGGTAGGCCGGCGGCCTTGCGCATACGAAGCATCGTTTTGCGCGCAGCCACCGCAGCTACCTGCGACGGAGTCGGTGCAAAATAGCAAACCACTGATAGAGGTAGTTCGCGCGCCAAGTGAGAAGGTCTCAACCCGCGCTTTTTCATCCACTCTTTTTGGAATCGCTCAACAATCAAAAAATTTGCCGGATTGTAAGGCATAAAACCAAACTCAAGAATGGTCGCTTGTGAGGCGAGCACCGTGACTGGGTGTGTGGGCTTACCGCTAGAATCATCCTCTTCATCGTAACTATCCACCCATATTCCATGCTGGTGTAGATAGTCTATCCACGAATCATTCCAGGAGCACCAAATGGCCCACACGAGCCAAAAGGTGGCAAAACCGGCAACAAAGGCAAAGAGCTGCAACTCTGTAATAAAGAACAACATCAATTAGGCCGGGGTTTTGCTTAGTAATTAGAG